GCTATCAACAACCTTCTGCGATATCGAGCGCAGGGGGCACAGCCGGTGGCTTAACCGCATTGCTAAAATCGCTATTTCCATAGTTAAGGAATTATTATGCCCGGTATTGACGATAGAGTTGAACAAACGGCTAATGCCTATATGGGCAATCCGAAAGCGTTACAACAAAAATATGCGCAGACAAAAGATATTTTTGACTTAATTGCGTTAAACACAATTAACGAGAAAGTCTCGGCGGCTAGTCGTGAGATGCGACTTAGAGCCGGTGCAGAAGGTAAACCTCCTACCCTGTACGAGAGAGCAGAATCGCAAGCTGTAGATAACACTAAAAAAGAAATGATTGACGAGCAAGCTGGCGTCATGCAGAACAAGTTGCGTCAACAACAAGAAGCTCAAAAGAAACTTATGCAAGCTGCGGGCGCACCAAGCGGTGTAAGGGCTTCGGGTGGGATTGCGAGTGTTCCAGCTCCAAATATGCAAGGCATGGCGAGTATGGCAGGTGGTGGGATTGTTGCGTTTAATGGGGAAACAGGCAGTGCAGTAGATGGCAATCAAGGCGAAGAAGAAGCTCGCCGTGCCTACGCTGCCAGACGCCAAAACCCGCCTCCACGCGAAGCGCCTCGTGCGGAACCCCAAGGTGGTGGTATGCCAGCAGGACTTGCTGCGCTGTTAGGTATTAGACCTGAAGATGTGTATCGCCAACGGTCAGAGGAAGTGGCTCGTGGCGCTAACCTTAGTCTTGATGAACGTGCGCGTAAAGAAAATCAAATACGAGAAAGTGCGCGTATGGCTAAAGAAAATGAGATAACAAACTTCTTGCTAGGTATGGCAGGTCGCAGTTCTATCGGATCAGCTATTGCCGGAGGCGGCGCTGCACTGCAAAATACCCGAAATCAAGCCATGATAAACCGTCACAGAGCCGAAGGTGAGCTTATTGATATTGGTCCTGAATCCCGTAAGGCGGGCTTTAAAGCTGGTGAATCTGCCTATGGACCATCTATGCAAGGTCTTGCAAGCGGTGTGCAGTCTGCGGCTAATATGGCAGCAACAGGTGAAGCGGCGGCTAATCGTGCGCAGACTGCAAGAGACGCAGCCGAACTTCGTGCACAAGTCGCCAGAGAAGCCGAAGCAGGTCGAGGTGAGTCCCGTGCAACGGCTCGTCATAAAGTTATTATAGATTACATCAAAGAAAACCAAGCATTAAAACTGCTCGAGATGAAAGCCATAAGCGGAACCGCCGCCGATAAAGCCGCAGCCACTGCGCTGTTCAGCCAGTTGTACAGGCAAACAGAAGCAATGATAGGGAACGCTGGAAGCGCACCACCTACACAAACACCACCACAAACACCACCGCAAACAACCGTACCCTTTGGCTCACTACCACCCCGACCATAACAAGGAACGTACATGAATGTACAGATGCCGGACGGCACTATTATCTCCGACGTTCCCGAAGGTACAACGCAGAGTGAGTTGCTTGCTCGATTTAACAAATATCAAATTGCGCAACAACCGGAAAAACGTGAGGCTATAGCACGCGAAGCAACTCCTACTAGCAATCCGTTTAAGGGTTTAGCAGCGCGTGGTGCTGCACTTGCAGGTGAAGGTATCGAGGCCGTTGCGCGTATAGCAGAGCCTATTGGCGATTTTCTTGAGTCTAAGGTTCCGCTATCGGGTATATCAAAAGAAGACATACGGGACAAACGCCAGCTTGAGTCGATGTTTCAAACGGCAGATAAACTACGCGATTGGAGCGCAAGCATTGGGTATCAACCCTCGGTGCGCCTTAGCGATCTAGGCGACAACCCATTAAAGGTTGTGCCATTTATTGTAGAGCGCATAATCGCGTCTAGCCCAGACATGGCAGCGGCATTTACGCTAAACCCCGCGTATATCGTATCAAGATCAAACGAAATCCTTAACGAACGGATCAAGAACGATGACAAGACATACGATGATATGACCGTAAAAGACGTTGCACTTGCAACGAGCGCGGCGGTAGGCGAGGCTAAGTTAGAACAGTACACACTGGGTCGGTTATTTAAAGGTAAGGGTATATCAGGTAAAAACGCTGGCACACGTATAGCTAAAGAGACCGCACTACAGTCGGCTGTAGGTGGTGCGGAAGAAGGTATTGGGTACTTAGGCGGCACGGCGGGTACAAAGAAAGGTGTAGACACAACAGAACTACTTGAGACCATCGCGGAAGGCGCAATTGTTGAAGGTGGTCTGGGCGCAGGGGTTAAAGGTGTACGTGAATACCGTGCGCGTGGCGCAGCAAAAGAAGCTGAAACCCAACAACAGATACTATCACCCGAAGATCGAGCCGCACGGGAAGCCGAGCAGGAGTCCGTGGGCTACATGCGTACTCAGCGGGAAGCGCGAGAAGCAGAGAAAGCCGCCGAAGCTCCGTTTATCGGTCAGAAAGAAACGCCTGAGGGTCAGTTCGGGTTAAACCTCGAAGGCGGCAAACGCGCAGCGCCCGACTCAACTGTGCAAGGTGCGCCACTACCCGAGCGTAAAGCAGGGTTCGATGCTTTCGGTCGCCCTAAAGAAACAACAGAGCAGTACGATGAATACGGTCGTCCGGTCACCCCTGAAGTAGATCAGTACGGAATGCGTGTTGAACCCACCGAACCTACAACCCCCGCAGCCACCGCGACTTCTGCACCTACAGCAATTACACAAGCGCTAGATGCTACTCAGCCCGTGCAACAACACCGTGCAGAGGTTGCGGCTCTTACCCAACGGTTAGCGGAAACACCTGATACGATAGCAAATCGTCCGATTGTCAGGCAGATTACAGGGCGCATAGGCGAGCTAAACAAACTTATTAAATCCGCAGAAACTACGCCTGTCGGCACACAAGGCGAATTGCCTGTTGTGCCTAGTGCTACACCAACAACTGCGGAAGTCACACCCCCTACCCCCGCTCCACAATCGACAAGTGCTTTGGTCAAAGCCGCTGGCATACCAGCAAGCGCACCGGTAGCACAGCAGTTAAAGAAACTAGACCTCACACAACAGGCGGATCGCACGGCGGCTGCGCAGTTTATTGCACAAGCCCTAGAGAATAAAAACGTCCGACCTGAAACAAAAACTGCCATCCAGTCGTTTTACGATCAGCATATTGCACAACCTACAGCACAAGGTCAGGGCGGTCTGGACTTGGGTGAACCACAACCACTGGCACAAGCACCCACTCCACCACCTGCGCCACCTACTGCACCTGTTGCGTTTACCCCTGACACTGCGCCCTCAACGATTGATGCGGGTGTGTGGACTGCGTTGGGTATTGGACCCACGGCGCGTATTCGTCAGAACGTAGATGTTAACGGTAAGGATATAACAGACCCCGTCAATGGCGCATTTGTGCGCCAAGCACTTGAGGCTTATCGCGATGCAACGCGAAGCGCCCGAATCAAAGCAAACATTGATAAGTATCTTGCACGATTCCCAGCCCCCGCCCCCGCCGCACCCACACCACCCCCAATGACTCCGGTTGAGCAGCGTGTTGCTTCTGGGGTTATTGAGCCGTGGGCAATAAAAGCAAACCCATTAAAAGGTGTAGCGGATGTTGTGTATTCAGACAAAGATATTGGTTTGCTTAGAGCAGTGGCAACAAATGGCAAAACGCTATACATGCCCTTTACGTCGAAAAAGTACATTGAAAGCAGCATAGAACTTATTTCACGGTCACAGGCAGCGAACCAACTTGCCCTCACGCGCCAGCAATATGACGAGCTTTTAGAGGCAAGAAACGCAATTGATGTGCGAGAAAACGCATTGCTTTCGCAATTCCCCGATGGACCGTTTACAAACTCCACCAACAACGTAGTAGCTACCGAAGGTGTGGATCCCCGCTATACGGACTATTTAACCGAGCTTATGAAAAAGCTTGGTATGGGCAATGTCAACCTATTTCTAGTGGCAAATAACGATCTGCTGGGTAACAAAGATAAGTATATGTTGCATGGGGCATACGGGTCGATTGAACAGGTTGGGGATAGAACGCCTGCTCTAAATGGGTCGCTACAACCGTTCGGTCCGCGTAAGGACGCGTTATCTATATACTACAATCCCATAAACTCCGAAGCAAAAATACTAGAGACGCTTGCGCATGAACTAGGGCATGGAATTGAGTACACCTCATTAGCCTCTGCACCTAAAGCGACACAAGACGCAATCGTTGATGAATACAGGGTATGGAGATCCTCGGCGGTAAATATGTCCACCGAACAGTTTTTTAATTCCTTGCGTAACCGAGAAACCGCAGCACAGAACCTAAAGGGCATGACTCCAGCGGAGTTAGCTGCCCCAGCCGCCACAACAATTTCTAGATTCAATTCCTACTGGCTTAGTTTTCCAGAATGGTTTGCTGATAACGTATCGCGTTGGGCGACGACGGATGCTAAGGCTGTTGGGGTTGTTGAGAAGTTCTTTAAAGCAATTGGTGAAAAGCTACGCGCTCTTGTACAAGCAGTTACGGGCAACAGGTTTGATCCTGCGTCCACCGTAGCGGATTTCCTAAACAAAATGGGACCTGCGGATCCTGTGACATGGCAAGGGCTAATCGCCGATACTAATGCTCAAACCCCGATCACGCGATTGAAACCCGAACTACAAGCAGAATTACAAGCCACCAGACCATTAGCACCCAATACCCCTGAGTTCAAGAAGTGGTTTGAAGGTAGTAAGGTTGTGGATAAGGATGGGCAACCGTTGCGCGTGTATCACGCTGCACCTAAAGGGTTCGAAGGTAGCGAATTTAAATCCAAAAAATCAATAAACAACGCTGGAAATAACCCATCAGGCTTTTACTTTTCTCCTTCGTTAAGCGATGCCAATAGTTACGTTAAGCATTACACCAACAAAACCGACCAGTATGAAACCGGCGCACAGATAATACCCACATACTTAAGTATTAAAAACCCCTATACCAGAGGTGAAAGCCGACCATCGCAAGTAATGATTGACCAATACCGCAAAGAATTGGCTGACGCAAATCAACACATGAGCGACGGGCAGTTTGCATCATGGTCTGCGCCAAAAATAGCGCAGTTTAAGGAAAGCGGAGAGGTAAGCCCTACAGCTTTAAACAATGATAGCGATGCATTCCAAAGAGTCCTTGTAGCTGGTGGTTATGATGGGGTGAAAGATGGTCGCCATTGGGTTGCGTTTGAGCCTAACCAAATCAAATCCGCTTACAACCAGACACCAACCCTTTCGTCTGATATTAGTAACGAGTCGCTGGTTGATTTACAGCAGATGGACAATTCCAACATCGTGCAGCTCTCGCAAAGTGTAAACACTCCCGTGGGTCAAATCGTACCTAAGTCATGGGCAACGATCAATCAAGCCAAATCCCAAGCACAACGCACAGCCATGACGCAGTTTGCCGCCGTGCAAGCACAGAGCGATATCGGTTGGACTGATTGGTTCCGCCAAAGAACTGTGGATGTGTTTGCGCCTATAGCCACAAAGCTAGGTGCGCGTTTCGATCAAGGTGTGCGCAATTCGCTTGGTGATGTCAACCCTGTGCAGTTTATTCGACAGGCGTTTGACCACGCCCGTGTAGCGCTCGATGTGTTCAAGCAAGGTGGCTTGCGCATGAACAAGGATGGGTTATGGGAAAGCTACGAACTTAAAGACGCTAACGGCAAAGAGATGTCTGCGCGTCAGGTGATTAAAGAAATTGAAGCGTTGTCCAAGAAAAACAACGAAGCCTATACCGTCACAAAAGGTAAGGTCGCCACAGTACTTGAAGGCATGCGCTTGTATGATTTGCGCAAAGAAAACACCGAGCTTGAGAAACTTGCTGTAGCGCATGAATCGTCTGGCGATTTTGACAAAGCCGATGAGACGCGTGAGAAGAAGATTCGGTTGCACATGAGCTTTGCGGAGATCGATGCGTTAGAGCAAACCTTCCGTGCGTCCCCTGAGTTGCAAGAAATACAGCGCATCATGAACGCGTCAAGGGAATCCGCCGTAGACGCTATGATTACCGCAGGACGCATTAGTAAGGATCGTGGTGACTTCTGGAAGTCTGTGGTTAACTATGTGCCATTTAACCGAGAGAAAAACGTATACGAAGATGTATCCCTTACACAACGCCCCACACGTCAAGGTATTAGCGCACTAGGCGAACTGCCAGCGCTACGTGGTTCGTTTGATCGTCCAGTAGCAAACGTCGTAGATAACTACATGAATACAATGGCGTGGATGGTTGACCAATCCATGCGTAACTCTGCGTCTGTTCGCCTCTTGAATGTTATGGCTGCACCGGGCGTAGATATGGCTAAGAAGTTGCCATCGATGAACCAAGCCACTGATACCCACAAGGTTGTGCCAAAGCTATACGAGAATGGCGAGCCTGTGTACTTCGAGCTTGATAGCCCATACGATTTTGCGGCGTTTGTGCAAGCCCCCGAAATTAAATCAAGCGCGTTAAAACTGCTCGGTGCATCGTCACGCTTACTGCGCACGACGGTTACCGCAACACCTCAGTTTGCCATAATGCAGGTAATAAACGATGCGCAGCGAGCGATGTTTCTGTCAGGTGTAAAGAATCCCGCTGCCGTGTTAGGCAAGACTTTGTACAATTTCCCCTACGCATGGATTGGGGCATGGGTCAAAAAAGAGTCTGCTACTGAGCGTAGGTTAACTAGCTTAGGTGTTATTGGTGACTACGACTTTAATCCGATTAACCCCATTGAAACGCTTGAGTATCAAACAGGCGCAGTAAAGCGCGGTGGGGTTAAGTGGATAATTAACAAACTTGAGCAAGTTACTAAAGCCTCCGATATGGCTGCGCGTATGGCAGTGTACGATCAGACACTAAAAGAAACAGGTGACCCCGCTCTTGCGGTGGTTCGTGCGCGTGAGCTTATTAACTTTAACCGTCGCGGTTCATCCACCGCCATGAATGTACTTTCACAGACCGTGCCATTCTTTAACGCTTACGCGCAAGGTTTGGATTTGATGTATCGCGGGGTTTCTGGTAAAGACTCATCAACAGGGTTAAACAAATCCGCCGCACGTAAGTATTTTATAAGCCGCGTGTTAATGATGACCGCAATGGGTACGCTCTATGCGCTGGCTATGGAAGATGACGAGCAGTACGACGACCTGACTGACGAAGTGCGAGACCGTAACTGGATTTTGCCTAAGTCAATCAACGAAGGTCTAGGGCTTAATACGCCAGTTAAGCTATCTGTGCCACCGGAATTTGGGTTTATATTTAAGTCAATTCCAGAACGTGTCGTAAGCTACATGAAATACGCAGCGAAGGGTGAAGATCAAGGTATTGGGCATGCTGTGGCGGATACCTTAATGGCTGGGCTAAAGAATTACGGTAACGTGCCAATACCACCCATACTGAAGTCTTCTATCGAGAACGTGACAAACTACTCGTTCTTTACGCATCGGGAGATTGTGCCTAAAGCTATGCAAGAGCGTCCACCCGCTTTGCAGTACACATCCAGTACATCAGAGATAGCGAAAGCGGTTGGTAAGGCGGCGGATGTATCTCCGCTCAAAGTAGATAACTGGCTACGCGGTACGTTCGGTATTATGGGGGCCTCTGCATTAATCATGACGGACGCTTCATTGAACCCTGCTAGACCTGATCGCTCACTTGCGCAATTACCGTTCCTAAATATTGCATTGGTGAATCCTGCGGGGTCGCGTGTCAAGGACGAGTTCTATGACTTCCGTCAAAAGGTAACCGAGGCAGTGGCGGCTAAGAACATGCTTGAGAAGGTAAGCCCCGCTAAATATGCGGAGTTTGTGGAGAAGAATTACCACCTTCTTGCGGCGGCTCCTTACATCAATCAGAAGCTTAAACTGCTATCGGAACTTCGCGCTACACGGGAGATGTTTACCAACATGCCGGTCGATGCGATGCCCTCAAGCGAAAAACGCAAGCAGATTGATGAACTCAATAAGATCGAAAAGATTGTACTTGGTGATATGCGGACAATGCGCTCGGCTATCATGGACGCAAAACCAAAATAAAAAACCCCCGGCATTGCGCCGGGGTAAGTACAACCAAGGAGAATCAACATGGACGTGTTGACTTGCGCATTATATCAGCGCATACGCCATACACCAACACCCCAAAACCCGTTACGCTCGCCTACAACGATATGTAACTTAATACGGCGCTTGCGTGCACTGCTGACCAACATCTCCGCAACCCGATCCGTAGCTACGCAGGGGATAAACACATTAGCCCCCACAGAGAATGTTGCCCAATCGAACGTATAGGAAACACCCTCTGCATCAACGATGCACACTGTAGATAATTTAGACTTTAGGAGTTTCTTTTGGTACATCGGCGATTGTATCCATATCAAACACACGGCTATGCGGGTCATGGATAACTAAAACATTAGCAGGGGGCGTACTAAGCAACGTACCTTTTGCCATACGCTTTTTATCCATCCGAACATCCAACCCACTTGCCGTCAAACTACTGACCAATGCGTTATACCCCACCTGCTTCTTTACACACCACGCTTTAAATGATGGCGCGGCAAGGTATATCGTTTTTGTATTCGGCTCGTAGCGTATCAGCAACTCACCCCGTGGCTCACGAAGCGCGATAGGTTTGTAGGCTGTATCGCTATCGTCAATGATAAGTACGTTGTTGATGTTTTGGTTAATGTACGCTGCCAGACTGTCCGAACCGTCTATGGATGCCTGTGTAGTCTCAACCGCATTGGCTAAGTGTGCGGATGCCCAACGCGCTACACGCGTCACGTCAATGTTATGCAGACCTAACGCCGAAGCAATCGTGCCGCCCGTCAGTGCAATAGCCGCCATGTTAGACCATATCCGCTCGCGTTGGCTTAGGTGGGCACTGTTATCGGTCTGTGCCTGTATTAGCTTTAACATGTCTTGCACTTTATCAATGTTGTTCACAACATGGTGCATATACAACTCACCTGCAACACCATGGTTTGAGTACAACTTAGCGAATAGGGCATCTGTATAAGCTTTCGTGAAGTTCGTGCAACGCTGTACAGCCACCTCCATCACTCGCATTAGCTCGCCTTCAGGGAAATCCTTTTCTGCTGACAGCTTGTCGATCAGGCTGCTGTTGGAGGACACCAAGGTGGGTGCTTGCCATGTCGTGTTGTTTACCCGTTCTGCATTGGTGCTGGCTTGGAGGCGGTTCTTACCACGCGCAGCAGTTGCGGCGTACACCATGTTCGACATCTCAATCGGGGACATGTTGGTAATTTCATCAATGGTAATAGGCAAGTGTTGCAAGACACCCATACGGTGGATTCGTGCGTTGTAGGTGTCGTCCTTTTGCAGCATCAGGTCTACCGGATGACCCCATATACTGTTCGCCACCATGAGTGCTGTGGATTTACCAATACCGGATTGGTTGCTCATTAGGTTGTATATACCCCCACGATACTGCGTGAGGTGCATGAGCGGCGCACCGAAACTCAGGAACACCGCAAACGCAAACGGCTCTAGTCCGGGTGTATCGTAGAAGTTCACAACCTTGCGCCATTCCTCTAAGTCGCCTTTCTTTTGCAGCATGCTTGCCACGCGCAGGGTAGCGGCTGACGGTGGACTGTATCTGCTTACCTCGGTTGCGTTGGGGGTTGGCATGATCTCCCGATCACCAACTAGAAATGACCCCTCAGGAGTCCAACCCATTTGTGTTCTCATGTTTTCTGTACGCTCACGCATTTGTAACCTCTTAGTTGCTTTTTGAATATACGTCATCAACGTATCGAAATTTTTACCGCTTGCCATAACACCATACTCCGCAATTGCATCACGAAATTTATCCTTAGACACCACCACAGGCAGTGGCAATCCAAACTCCCGTATCCCATCGTGCGGCAGCTTTAGCCGCAGTAGTATTGATTCACCCAATACAGGATCCTGCATACGTTTAACTACATAGAAATCGTGTTCGTATATACATAACTCAGTGCGATCCTCGCCCTCTCCTGATTCGACATACACACCACCCGCCTTACCGCGAAAAAACGGGAACGGAAACGGCTCGATGACTTCCTGCACGGCGGTCTTAGTCAGCGGGTCGGTAACAACTACAACATTATCTTCTTCGGTAGCGCGTAGTACTTCGCGCCCTAGCACAACAGGCGTAGTGATCTTACCCCGCAGTGGGCAATCCTTACAGCCATCAGGATTCAAACCCTCAAACGTCTTGCAGTACTGTGGACCCTCGGTCTTGTTAGCTTTGTCCTCAGTCTCTTTGTGCGAGTAGTTTGGATGCTGACTAGACATCGCATGGATAGCTTCATCACGGTCGATGCAGACCTGTGCAATAGACAATCCCGCCCTCCACAACGGCTCACTGACCTGTGCTTGATTCTCGCAAATGTGTTTGAGCTGTGTGCAGGTCTCGGTTCTGACTAGTATGTTCTTAAATCGTGTGACGTTGTTTTGTAGGAAGGTTTTAGTCGTATCGTCGATTGTGTATTTAATGTTCTTAGGAACAGCGAACGGTAACTCTGTGTCGGCGGCAGGTGCTACAACTTTACCTGCGCCTAGCTTTTCTGCAAATGCGACTAGCCTAATAGGTGTTTTACGGGACTTGAGTATCTCAACAGGCTTGGGGTTTTGTGGATCACGGTAATTGAATGTGCCGGGGATGCGCAGTATGCGTGCGGAATCCGATGTGCATGATGGGTCGGCACGGAGTCCTTGTTCAGTGCACACTTCCTTAAGGCGCTTGGCTATAGGTAGCCACACCTCGGGTGATATCTCTTTGTCTAGAGGCCAATACAGATGTAGCCCGTTACCAGAACTGACCACTACAGGATGTGGTAACCCTGTAGCTTTTATAAAATTCATGACGGCAACCGTTGCATCCGTCTGTGTTGGATACCCGCTACCATCGTCTTTGTTGCTGTCCACATCAAGCCAAAAAGATTTCAGCTTATCAACCTTAGATTGTTTGCGTTCTGTTCCGTCTACGAATGATGCACATGCAAAGTACTGATTGACTGGCGCGTCAATCGTTGCGCTCACCGCCTCAAAGTCAGCGATAGCGGGTAGAAATAACTGCTCAACCTTCTTACCTAATATGGCTGCTAAGCAATATGTTCCCGATTCAGGAAGCACAAAGCGCAGGAATTCTGTAGGTGTCATATAGTGCTTCTTCTTATACGATGACAAACCCTCTTGGGGGCTACTTGCCGAGCAATCTTTGTAATCGCTTTAGGTTTTCGGGAGACGGATCGTACTGCCCTGTAAACCAATCGTATATACATGTGCGGGATACACCCACCTTCTCAGCGATGTACGCCACACTTATCTCTTTGCGCACGGCAATAACGCCTAGTGCGCCGCCAACTGTGTTACTAGCTTTACTGATTCGTTTCGATAACGTAATCGAATACCCACTCATGTATGTCTCCAAGGTTTGTAGTGAGGGCTACCGATTGCGCGGTAGCCCTATGCGCTTATTCAGCGTCGTCGTCAGCCCACTGGTCTAGCACGGACTTAACATCCGCGACCTTAGCCTTACCACGAACCTTTGGCGCTACATCTGCCGCATCATCCGCAGGGGTAGACTTGGCTTGCTTGGCAACTGCCGCCGCAACTACTGCATTGGCTTCATCATCAGCCTCAAACGCTTCACCACCCTTGTCGGACTTAGGTGTAAACGACATCGTGACAGCCGCATTTGCTTCACTGCTTTCTGCGCGCGCAACAACCGCTGTGTACTCGTCCTGCTCAAGTGGTCGCACAGGTTTGAAAGTCAGCTTAGGTGTTGCCGAGTTTGTATCGAACCGCATCTCTGTCACTACAGCGGTTACAGGCAAGCTGTGTCCTGCGAGGAACTTAACATAAGCCTCAAGTGGCAACTTACCTTTCTCGCCTTTACCGAAGATCGACTGCGCAGGTAGCGCAAGCTGAAGCACATCACCCGAGATATCGTTATCAAGTACTACAGCAAGCCTACGGGTAAAGCGGCATGCGCGGCTGTCGCCCTGACCGGAACCTTTAATGTTTTGTGGGCATGTAGCGCACTTAGGGCTTTGCGGATTGCGCACGATTGTATCGGGGGTCTCGTTGTTCGATGACCAGCAATCAGGGGCTGCGTTCTCGCCTTCTTTGTAAGTACCCGCATAGAATGTGCGATGTACGCTAGGTGCGCTCTTGACGATAACAATGTTCATTGCACGGTCATCGTTCTGCATAACTTCTTCGCCGTTCACAATCTTGCGGAACACACCGCCTCGAATTGATATACGCGAAATCGAATCACCACCACCGATTAGGTTACGGGTGGTTTCGTCCATGGCAATGCCCTTGAGATAGGTGGGCAGTTTTGCTGTGTTGAATAGAGTAAGTTCACTCATTTATTGCTCCGATTGGTTGGGGGTTAGATTCTACAAGCTTGTCGTCTGAGATATTGAAATATCTTTTTATATCGCTCAAGAAGAAACGATAGTGTTTTCCTACACGTATTGATGGTAATGGGTTCTCCTTCTTACTCGCTAAATTTACGACTGTGGTTTTACTTATGTTCATCATGTTCGCGACTTGCGCGGTCGTTATAGGACGCTCTAGCATTACTTGCGACTCCTCGTGACGGTTACTGCGTATTGGCTTGTGACATTCAAGCCGGGGGGCATAAGCTCAGGATTGTTTTCTATGAATTCGCGCATAGCGCGTTGGGCGATTCGGCGTTCCAACAAATCCGGTGCGCTGTTTTCCAACACAAACCTGTGCATGGACTCCCAATCGGTCGCGTCGTAGCGTGTCTTGATAGAGCGGGACACCGTGCCAAACTGCGTCTTTAGCCCATCAGTTCCTGTAGTCTTGCACAACTCTAGCAGTTCGCTCTCGATGGATTCCATCTGCTCTTTGATCTGGCTATCTTCATCTTCATACTGCGCCTTAATCGCACTGCGGTGGTCACGCATTTTTATGTATGCTTTGACCATCTTGTCTACGGTTATGTCCATGTACTTTCTCCGGTAAGTTTGTATATTAGTCTTATGTATTTACATTGTCAAGTGCTATCCGTTGATGATCTCCTCATACAATGCCAACAGGCTTACATTGGTATCTTCACAATTATCTAGTGCTTTGTATCGTTTTACTTCTACAGGGCTACCTTGCAGCTTGACCACTAAGCATTTGTTTCTTTGCCCTGCGCGGTGGATACGGGCATTGGCTTGCGCGTATGTCTCGTATGACATGATGGGACCCCACCACACAATCGTATTCGCAGCATGCAGTGTGATACCGTGTGACGCAGCTTGAGGCTGGATGACTAACACCTTGGGGTTAGGTTGTTCTTGGAATGTCTTGATAACCATTGCGCGTTTCGTGGGATTAAC